TTAACACTGCCATCAACAGCATCCCAATCTGGATTTATACGAATATTTGGATTGCCGTCAGGTGCAGTACCAGCACGCCTGACAATGTCATCGCGAGCTTTAAGTGCATCGTTTACATCATCCTGCGCTTTATTAAATGCTGATTCTGCATCATCTATCTGCTTTTTATAATCATTCTCTAATTTTTTTATTTTATCGTTTGCTGTATTTCTTGCATTGATTCTTCTGGCTAATGCCATTGGAGCAATTCTTCTACCTTTTCCCGTTGTAGCAGCAGCCAATGCCTTTTGAAGTTGACTTGCCGCTGCTCGTGATGCTCGAAGTTGGCGAGTTATCCAGTTTTCAACCTCGCCCTCAAATGCATAAGCTACCTGAATAGATTGATCTGGATTTGTTAGCCGTTGTTCTTCGGCTACATCATCAGCTAGTCGGTTTGCTTGTATTGGGTCTTTTGCCTCAATATCTATCTCTTCATCAGGAGTATTAACTTTAGCCTGAGCCTTTTCAGGGTCAGGTAATTTCTTTGGTCGAGCCATCCGATAAAGTTTTGTTGCCCCTTTACCTAAAACAACATCCAATGGCAACTCTGCTGCAAGCCTTCCTACATCAAGCCTGTCTATCTTTGCCTCTGGACCTGCAAGCCAGTCAGGTAAATCAAGACCCTCTCCAGGAAGATCCCAAACCCAACCGCTTTCAGCTTCAGCACCTGCTTCAAGCCCTGCCCATGTCCTTGCAATCCAGTTCTTGTCAGCGTTCTCTGCGCTATTGAAAGCAGTTTCAAATGTTTTTTCTAATTCCTGCTCACCAGGTAACAGCTTTTGTATTCCATACAATGTTGAGGTGGCAAATGGATCATAGATGTTTTCACCAACCCATCCTAATGCACCCAATGCTTGACCTATTAGTGGCGCACGGACAGCGGCCCCAAGGACTCCACCGCCCTCGATAAATCCTACATCCCCTGGTTCTCGTGGAACATCTGGGTATCTCCATCTATCCTCTGGTAGAGGTGCAGGAACAACGCCTTGTGGTGTTGTTGGTGCGGTAGCTCCAAATGGAGTTTGTGCTTGTTGTGGTTGGGTTGTACCAACGCCTATGGCAGCAAGAAGAGTGGCATCATCACGCACCCCTTGATCCCAAAGAGCTTTCATTTTTGCTTCTTGTTCAGGAGTGAACGCCATTAGTAGGTTATCCATCGCGCACTAGGCGCAAACATCCTTTGTCCCATTGGACCTGCTCCATAGCCTGACCTTGCATATGGGCTTTCTCTTCTAAATCTGTCGTATCCTGTGAATGAATACAATGGGCTAGATACATCATAGAACTGAGATGGGTACTGTGTTTTAGGACCACCATAGAAACTGCTTGCTGGGTCTTGTGTCAGTTGTTCCATTGTTGGTGGTTTTCTTCGTGTAAAGATATCTTTTTGAAGAAAGTCTTGGAACCGCATAGTAGGCACATTGCCCTGTCGCATCTGCCGTGCAAGCTCACCAATATACTCACCCTGAATCTGATTAAACTGATTCTGGTAATAGCGGCGCATAGATGGAGTCATCTGCGTCTGAGGGTCTTGCAAGAAACTCTGATAGAGCGCACGAGGCTGTGTTTCTAGGAAATCATCAAAGTTTAGAAAGTTTTGTTCAGCCATGTTATCCCCCTAATCCTCCTGGAGTGAAGCTAGAAACTGCTTTTTGTCCTGCTGGAGATAGATAATTTTGAAAACCCTGACTTACAGGAGTATCACCAAACAGTGACAGCAAGCTTCGCTCTGGTTGTGCAAGCATTGCATATGTTAGTTGCTGTGCTATTCGATCCCTTGCATCTGACCTGAAGTATGGAGACATCTGCCCAAGTGTTGGCGCAGCCAATGCTCCTATCAATCGCTTATTTGTTGGGTCTTCAAGGTCACCAAGGTAAGAGAGCAGTTCCTGCCTGTAGGGATCGGTAGTCCTTGTTCTGTCTTGTAATGTAGCAAGCAGGTCAGCTTGTTGCGCTCTGAGTTGTTCACCTGAAAGCCTACCCAAACTAGGTGCGCCTCTAGCAAATTCCTCAAACCCAGGCTGGAATTGAGGAGCAAGTCCTCCTGATGCCTGTTGTGATGCTTGAGCTAGTTCCAATGCATACCGTGGTTCTATAAAACGATTGAAGTAATCCTGAACACCCTGCTGTCCAAACTGCGATAGCTGTGGTGTTTGAATTTTGTTACCTGCTTCATCAGTAAGGAACTCACCTGTTGCTCCCAAGCGTGTGAACTGCTGAAAAGGACTTTGCAATCCATACAATTCACTTTGTAATTGCTGTAGTCCCATCGGAGTTGTGGCTGCTGCAAGCCTATCCCTTAGCTGTTCCCAGGTTTCACCTTCAGCCGAAGCTGGACCTGCTGGTCGCTGTTGCTCTGCTGAAGAACCAAGCGGCCCAGGCATTGGAACAGACCCTGTAACAGGAGGTTTTTCACCAGGAGGTTTTTCACCAGGAGGCGTTTCACCAGGAGGCGTTTCACCAGGAGGCGTTTCACCAGGCGGTGTTATAAATATCTTGTCATTTTCTAAATATTTACTAACACTCTCTGGGCTCCACCAGTTAACATCTAAATCAATCTCATCAGAAGTTAGGCTAAATGGTTTATTTAAAAATGCATTTTCGTAGGCGGTCTGGCTTTTTGTAATTCGCTTATCTAAACCTGCAAGCAAATCATCATAGACTCTTACATCATTATTCAATCCAAGTATTTGATCATCAAACTTTTTTAATTCTGCTTTATGAGCAGCTTGGAATTCTGGAGTATTACGATGAGCATCCCCACCTGGATGATTATTCCATCCTATTAAATAATTAGCTTTTAACTGTTCAACATTTCTAATATTAAGCTCTCTAGCTTTTTTCTCTTTTTGAATATCTGAGGATCTATTTTGTACTACCGTTGAATACCAAAATGCTTTTACATTCGCAGGAACAGTCTCAATCTTAATTAACTCTAGCCAGTTAGCAGGGACAAATCGCATATCACCAGAGTTACCAAGTCTTGGAGACTTTTTAAGAAAGTCCCTTGCAGCCTTGCGTGCTTTCTCTTCAAATTCAGCAAAGTTATAGGTACTTTCTCTTAGTTCATCTGGGTCAGTGCCTTGTGGTCCATCATCATCGTCATCACCCTCATCATCACCGTCATCATCACCGTCATCATCGGCAGCGGCTTTAGCATCTGCCTCTGCTTTTGCTTTAGCAGCGGCAGCAGCAGCGGCGGCAGCTAGTGCGTCAGTTGTTGCTTTAATTTTATCATCGCGTGTTTGTGCGCCTTCGGGGTTTTGCTCCCTCATGTACAGCATTCTTTGCCTTGCGCCCTCAGAAGATTGAGCCCAGTCATCAAAGGTATCTTCGATATTTGTTTCTGATGTACCGACTCTGAAGTTTCGTGATAGTCCCTCATAGTCAGAACCCTCAACACCAGTCCATGTCTCAAAGCCTGGCGATCCAGCGGTTGCACCTGTGTTTACAAAATCTCCAAACGAAGCAATTTTCGTTGGGCCTGTATCTTTATCGGAATCTTTTGCATCCCAGCCTTTTTTATTTTCATTAAGGTATTTGGCTAGCCATCCACCAGCAGTACCAGAAAGATAATCATTGATATTCCGTGGAGGGTCATCATCCTCGGCATCCATGTCATAGGCATCAAGGGCTTGTTGGGCAAGCCTTCGGATTCTTGAACGCTCTTCGTAGGGTAATGAGTAAAAATAATCTAGTGGATTCATACTACAAACCTCCTGGGCCAAACGTGCCTAGTTCTTCGATGCCCTCTGGTCCTCTTGCTCCTGGCCTAGGTGTACCAGGCATTGGTGACATTGGTGGTACTGGCTCTGGTGGAGGGCCACCCATCATAGCATCAGGCATTACCTCTGGTTCCATGCCCTGTGGAGGTGGGCCACCAGGCATTCCACCACCCATCATGCCGCTCATCTGGGCATCAGCTTGCTGACGCTGGAATAATTTCTGTCGCATCATGAACATCAGTTCACCCATGTATATCTGGGCTAGGTCCATGCGGCCTCTGTCCTCTGCACCCTTCATCAATGTCATGAGTGTTGCCTCTGGCAGCATTCTTTCTGCCATCTGTGCATTGATTGCATCATCGATACTCTCTGCATCCTGCAATCCGAGGATCTGGTCACGGATATACATGTCAGGCAGCAATGGTGTCGGGCCTTCTCGTGCCGTCTGAGCCATTGCGTACTTGGTCATATCGTCCTGTGGTAGCTGCGTGATCAGTGATATCTCGGTATCACCTGCCCTGCGAACAACATCAGGGGTAATCATCTCTGAGAAGTAGGTGCGGTTCATTGCCCTGCCGCTCAGTGACATGGGTTCAAACCTGTTTGTCAGGTACTCATCAACGAGCAGCATGCAAACCTGCTTATAGACATTTTCCATAGCCTCAAGCCTTGGGTTAATTACCGAAGCGATACCCTGCCTGAGCGTATTGAGTGCAAATCCAGATAGCTGGAACTGCAATTCACCGAACACGCTGTGTGGAAGCGAGCCACGCTGGAGTTCTCCCGATATCATCTGCATAAAGACGGCCAAGTCCCTGCCTGTCTCCTGCAATCCGAGCGGCTGCACGTCCTCACCCTGTGCGAGTGCTATCTCCGAGCCAGCCTTGTAGGGGTCTTCCTCCAATGTCTTGGTTCCATCACGCGATAGTACCTTCAATCCCTGCTTCTTTGTACGAGCCGTTAGCTCAAGCAGCGTCGATAGGATACTGTTGTGGTTATTATAGACGTTTCTCGTAGCTTTAAAGACAGATTCACCGTAATCCGCAATAGCATCACGCCATTCCGTTACATCTGCGTCCTGAATCCAAGGCTGCATGCCAACGCATCCGACAAATACAGGGCATCGTGGTGCGCCGTGGATGGTTGGTCGCTTCAGCACCCTGCCACCCTCTGCCAGGACGGTGTTTATCTCACCATCGTAGTAGTCATAAACCTCGATACCCATGTCCTGACCGCCGAGTGCATTGGGTGGTTCCTCAATATCAACGCCGTACTGTGCCTTTATCTCCGCACGAGTCTTTCGTATGCGGTAGCAAGCCCAGTCGAGTCCGTTTTCGCCGATACCCCAGAAGGTATGCAGTGGATCCCACGGTGTTACGTCCACATGGGTGTTGCCATCGTTGTCTTTTACGAGTAAAACCCTGCCAGCATACCAGCCACGGAGGGTGACATACCATGAGAACTGCTGTCTTATCGTTGGTTGAAGCCGCCTCTGGAGGCGTTCATCGGCTGCACGCATGCTGCCCAGGATAAATCGCTCCTTGGCATCGTTTGCATTGCGTTGTTCTTCGTTGCCCATGTTGTAAGGGATGCGTATAACGAGTTCGGCATCGGTGAGGAACGACACCACCTTGTCCGCGTAGGTCTGTGGTTCGTTGGATGTATAGGATTCATAGCCCTCACCTGCATCGTACTCTTCTAATCGGTACAATCGATAGTCATCAGTAAACCGATCACGCAGTGCATCGGTGTCGTAATCGTGCTGCTCGACAAGATCGATGATTTCCTCTGGTTTTTTTCTAGCCATCACCACCGCCTTACGCGAATCTTCTCACGATTCTGCACATAGCCATAACCGTACTTGTCTATAATGCCATAAATCAATGCTTTTATGGCGTGATTGTATTTATCTTCAGGGGTTTCGCCAAGTATTGACCCATCCCTGTCTGTCTTCCACCTGTATGCCCTAGTCTGACCATCGAACGGATTAGGGGCTGCTCCGAATTCTGATAATAATCCCTGACAGTGTGGTGCGACAACCAGTTTCGGTGTATTTGTCAATGGGTCTGGCTTTAAAAACCCCTTCAATCTTTCGGTTCCGTCATTAATTCTGACCTTATTGTAATTTAAATACAACCCTGTTTGCTCCAGCCACACCTCCGCAGGTGCAGCCATAGACTGATGCTGGAGTCCAGCAATATCGATAACACCATGTTTAACATCAGGCCACCACTCCTTATTCTGGGCAAGCTGAATTATCTCAGAGGTGATTAATCCCTGTTCGTAGATCTCATCTATGACCCAGAACTGGCCGTTTATCTCCTGCACGGCCATGACAGCGTAGGCTCCTGCGTAACCAGGGTCCATCCAGATCTGGACAGGGGTATCCTTCACATAGGAGACATCCTGCACATGCATATCGGGTCTGAATTCTGGGAAGACTATGCCGCGAGGTGGGCTTGGTATGCCCTCGATGCGTTCAAGGAAAAAGTCATCGGATGAATCGCGCATCAGTCTTTGTATTTCGGGGTCATCCTTGCCGCCTGGGTAGAGGTGAAAGTTGGAATATGAGGGGAGGTTGAAGCTTATTTCATCTCCCATGCCGTGTTCCCATGCGATCTGCATCTGGGGATACCACCCCAGAGAACCTTCGTGTGTACCCGATAGGAACAGCCATCCTCGCTTAGGAGCGACTCTTCCACGTAGCCGATAGAATGTTTCAAGATCAAGCTGCGATGCCTCACAACCGAGGATTCCATTTGGCGCACGCATTGCGAGGGTCCGTGGGTCCTTTGCTGATTTCGTTTCGATTCTCGTGCCATCGACCAACACAATCTTTCCAGGGTCGATGCGCTTTGATACCTCTGCGAGTATGCCGAGCTTGGCAAAATCCTCTGCCAGATACTCGAACTCAGCCCTTGTCCGCTCGTAATCAGCGGCAACGAGCCAGTACAGAGACTTCTCGCCATCCTCAAAGCACCTGCCCAATAGGAATTTACTTGCCACATACGACTTACCAGCCTGCTCACCACCTGCCACGAGGATAAATCGCTTGTCACTCTCCAGAATTCTCTTCTGTAATTCCGTAGGCTCAAAGCCAACCTTCTGATACAGATAGCTTTTTACATCTACCGCATCAGTCGTCATCTGTTGTTACCTCTGGTTTATGGGGTGGTAATGGATGGTCATCGGGTAAATTAATCCAGTCTGCGACTGAATAAAGACCCAGTCTTCCATATGCCCTTTTAAATTTTACCACTTTATCTATTTCTTCTTCAGTAAACTCAAAGCGATGACTAACGACTGTAAATACATCAAAAAGATTCCTGATATCATCAGTATTTGTCCAGAATCTCCCAGCAAGCTTATTAGCCAATTCAAGGCAATCTTTTTTCTTATAAAAACTAAAATCTATCTCATAGTCAGGGGCAGATTTATTGATAAGCACATCCGTCTTTAGATCATAAACCCAATCACCCAAGTATCCGATTCTAAATTTGGGTGGGTAAAATACCATATTGTTCATCTCAGTACATATAATCTTACGACCTTTCAGGTATATAGACATTCAGCCCTCCATATTTAGTCGTCATCTGTTTTGACCCCACGGTTGAGCATAATCTCCTCGACCTGCTGCAGTGGTGACTTGCTGGTCATCTGCTCCTCGGTCTGCGGCACTGCCTTGAAAGCCTTCTGGCTTAAAGCCCTTAGCTCCTTGATCGTATCCTTCGCAACCTCCTCGGTAGCGAGGGTATTCGGCCTGAACCGCTCTGGTATATAGGCATTCAGCATGGTAATCAACAGCAGCGGCGAGTCATTTGCCTTCTGCTCATTCAATCGACTCATCGCCCGCTCTATCAGCGAATCCTTAAAATCGTTTTGAGCGTTCTCATAGCGATCTCGAAAACCATTGATGTCCCCATCCATCCACCTCTTGACCGAGTACCTGGTTGTACCTGCCGCCCTTGCAGCGGATGCTGTGGATGCGCCTGAGGCGTATACCGAAAGAAAGGTTTCCTGTTTTTGCTTCGTTTCTTCTTCAAATTTCTTTGTCCTTGGCGGCATTGTTCACATTCCTTATGCAGTAACCATATCGCAATCATACCAAACCTCGTCAAATCACCTCTGACTGTCCACCACTGTACAACTGTTGTTGACTATAGAGAATGACAACAACAACAACAACAACAGTATAAGAATATAAAGAAGAGTATCTATCTCTTTCTTCTTTTATATATTTTCTTCTTTCTCTCTAACCAGTCAATAAGCCACTGGTTGCTTGATCCTCACCGTAAAGGCTCGATCAACAACAAGAGGCTTTTTATAAAAAATAAATTGGCAAGGGTATACCACCACTCTAGCTAGATTACTTAAGACATACCCCCCTTGCATATATTAAAGACCTCAGTCGTCCCTCCATCTGTCTTTAATCTACGGCGGGGTGGGGGTATAAGGTTTTGGCGTGCCCTGTCGTGCGTCCTAACCTATTTGCTATGTATGTACATACCCCATAGGTAGTATGTGCTAACTTTGATAATCGTGTCATGATTCTTTTTAGTACGTGCGGATAGATGAAAAACTAATCAATTAATCTATGCACTAAATGCACAAAATCCATTAAATAACCTTAAAAAAAGCATTGACATATCCGCACACAATCAACGAG